GTCAATGAGTGAGCATATTCAGTATGACTTCCTCTATGATAACCACTTCTCTGAACTGAAAGAAGCAGAATTAATGAACGAGAGACTTGCTCTTGTTGCAACTGCAGAACCATATGTTGGCAAGTATTACTCTCAAGATTATGTAAGACGTAAGATTTTACGTCAAACTGATATGGATATTATTGAGCAAGATAAACTTATTGATAAGGAAATTAAAGATGGTATAATTCCTGATCCTGCAACAATTGATCCTTCAACTGGATTACCTTTTGCACCTGACGATGCTGTAGGTAATGATTTGGGAAAACCTCAAATGGAACCAGACATTGATGGATCATCAACCGAGGCACCAGAGATGCCTAAAGGTGGTGAGATATAAATACTCATTAGTCGTATATAATACACTTAAATGGATGACCTTTTAGATATGATCACAACTGATGAGTCACCCTCTCAAGTCAGTGACAAAATTAAAGAACTTCTATTTGCAAAATCTGCAGAAAAAATTGATGCATACCGTCCTTCGGTATCAGATTCAATGTTTGGTACTGAAGAATCTGTAGATGATGTAGAAGAGGATATCACTCCTGACGAAGAGTGATTATAAATAACTGTTAAATGAACTTTAAGGATAATGGCGCATAACCCAGTAGGAATTAATTCCGCCTTACCTATTGCTAGTGGAGCTAATAGGAGGGGTGTTGACCAAACCGTACACCAGTCAGAATACCTAAGAGTTGTGGCAAAAGGTGCCGGAGCACATGTCGCCATTGGAACTCTTCCAACTGCTGCAGTAACTAATTACTTTGTTCACACTGGTGAATCGGAGATAATTAGTCTTGGAAAACCTCAATCAAATAGAGTGTCTGGTATCACAACCGGAGCAACAACAACTATTGATTTTGCTGAAGGAACTGGATCTCCATTTGGAGTTGGTGATGCTGTTAGTCTTACTGTAACTGGTCAGACTGATTATAATTTCACTCATAAGATTGTAAAGACCGTTGATAATACCGCTGGTAAAGATGGTTATCATGGCACAAGAATCGTGGTTGATCACAATTCATCTGCAGGAAACCCTGCCGCACTTCTATCTACATCGTATGCAGAACTAAGAGGATCATTTATGGTCGCTGCTTATGGTGATGGAACTGGAACTCTTCATTATCAACAAATTCAATCTGCTGGAGGACCATCCTGATGAAACTTATTAGAGAAGAGATCGAATCAGTCAAGTTTCTTGTAGAGACTACAAAGTCTGGCAAGAAATCTATGTACATTGAGGGAGTTTTCCTTCAGGGTAACATCAAAAACCGTAATGGTCGTATGTATCCTATGGAAACTCTTCGCAAGGAAGTTTCTCGTTACAATGAAAGTAATATTGTATCAGGAAGAGCACTTGGCGAACTTGGTCATCCAGACGGTCCTACCGTTAATCTTGATAGAGTTTCTCATAAAATCGTCTCTTTAAGAGAGCACGGTTCTAATTTTATTGGTAAAGCAAAAATTCTCAATACCCCAATGGGTAATATTGCATCTTCACTTATTGATGAAGGCGTAAAACTCGGTGTTTCTTCTCGTGGTATTGGATCATTAAAGCAGACCCGTGAGGGTGTTAATATTGTCGGTGACGACTTTATGTTAGCAACAGCTGCTGATATTGTTGCCGATCCTTCTGCTCCCGATGCATTTGTTGAGGGTATTATGGAAGGTAAAGAATGGGTTTGGGAAGGAAGTCTTCTGCGTGAAAGAAAAGCAGAAGAAACTAGAATTTCTATTAATAAACTTACAGCTGAAAGAAAATTAGACGAACAAAAACTGAATTTGTTCAATGATTTTCTTAATAGTATCTAATCTGATACATAAAATATTATTATTTATAAATAAATATAGATTTTATCCAGGATAATCGGAGCGTTCACATGTCTCGTGGAGATTTACAAGAAATGGAAGTAGGCACAAAGCAATCCAAGACTGCTGTCAATGCCGGAGCGAAACCAGCAGAGGGGATGGATACTTCCATCGCCACTCCTTACGAAGATCTTGGGGGTCCTTCTCCCGAGAATTACAAACCAGACGATGATTCGGCAAAGCTGAAGACTCCTGGTTCTACTCTTAAGGGTGTTAAGGATGTAGTAAACAAAGGTGCAAAACCTGCTGAGCCTATGAAGGGCATGAAGGAGGAAGAGGACCTGGAAACCGAAGAAACTATCGAAGAAGATCAAGAGATCGTAGACGAGGTAGTATCTGAAGAAGAAGCAACAGAAGAAGAAGTAGTAGAAGAGGACGAGGCAACTTATGCCGAGGCACCTCAACTGACTGAAATTGACATCGAAGAAGATGTCAATGCACTTCTTGGCGGTGAAGATCTCTCTGAAGAATTCAAAGAGAAGGCTAGAACAATTTTCGAGGCCGCACTTAAGTCCAAGATTGCTGAAGTAACTGAAGTTCTAGAATCGCAATATAATGCGAAACTGGATGAAGAAGTTGCTGAAGCAAAAGGAGAACTCGCAGAGCGAGTTGATTCCTATCTAGAGTATGTTTCAGACGAGTGGTTCACTGAGAACGCACTTGTTATTGAGCATGCACTCAAGACTGAAATGACCGAATCTTTCCTGAAAGGAATGAAGGGTCTATTTGAAGAACATTATGTACAAATCCCTGAAGAGAAGTATGATGTTCTTGAGAGCATGGTAGAAAAACTTGATGACATGGAGACAAAACTCAACGAGCAAATCGAGAAAAATATTTCACTCAACTCCCGTCTTTCTGAGTCGGTTGCTGATGGAGTTCTAGATCAAGTATCTGAAGGTCTTGCACAGACCCAAAAGGAGAAGCTCGCTTCACTTGCCGAGAGTGTAGAGTTTGAAAGTGAGGAAACATATCGTGAAAAGCTGAATACTCTTAAAGAGTCGTATTTCAACTCTAAGAAAGAGTCTGCAGCTGCTAAAACCGAAACCCTTTCTGAGGGTGTAGACAACGCAGCACCTGGTGAGCAACACTCAGGTCAGATGGCTGCATACCTGAAAATGCTGGGTTCGACCTTAGCAAACTGAATATATTAAACTCAAACCCCTAAACTTTAAAGGAAAAGCAAATGTTCCAATCTGAGCATCTGCAGGAAAAGTGGGCACCTCTCCTCAATCATGAGGGATGCGATAAGATCTCTGATCCCCATCGTAGAGCTGTAACCGCAGTCCTGTTAGAAAACCAAGAAAAATTCGCTCAAGAGCAAGCCGCCTTCGAGGGCGGTGGTATGCTTACTGAGCAACCCACCAACGCTGTTGGTAACGGCGGATATACTTCCGCTGGTGGTCAGACAGTTGCAGGTTTCGACCCTGTACTGATCTCCCTGATCCGCCGCTCAATGCCTAACCTGGTCGCTTATGACCTCGCTGGCGTTCAACCAATGTCTGGTCCTACCGGACTGATCTTTGCAATGCGCTCTAAGTACAGCACTCAGGCTGGTACAGAGGCACTGTTCAACGAAGCAGATACCGCATTCGCAGGTCAGAACGAAGGATTTGACCTCACCAACGGCATGTCCGATGTTGCCGCTGGTTTGGGTACTACCGCACAATCAGGTAGCAACCCTGCTGCACTGAACCCTGTTGGCACAGCATCCTCTACGGGATATGATGTCGGTCAGGGCATGCGTACTGACGAAGCTGAAGATCTTGGCACCGCTGGTGACAACTTCAACGAAATGGCATTCTCGATCGAGAAAGTCACCGTCACCGCTAAGTCCAGAGCACTGAAAGCAGAGTACTCTTTAGAACTGGCACAAGACCTTAAGGCAATCCATGGTCTGAATGCTGAAGCGGAACTCGCCAACATCCTCTCTTCTGAGATCCTGGCTGAGATCAACCGTGAAGTCATCAGAACCATCTATAAGGTTGCTGAGCAAGGCGCTGTTTCTAACACCGCTACTGCTGGTATCTTCGACCTGGACATCGACTCCAATGGTCGTTGGTCTGTTGAGAAGTTCAAAGGACTTCTGTTCCAAATCGAGCGCGATGCAAACGCAATTGCACAACGCACTCGTAGAGGAAAGGGCAACATGATTCTGTGTTCCGCAGACGTTGCTTCCGCACTCACCATGGCCGGTGTACTTGATTACACCCCCGCACTCAACGCTAACCTGAACGTTGACGACACTGGTAACACCTTCGCTGGTGTTCTGCAAGGTAAGTATCGTGTATACATCGATCCTTATTCTGCAAACCTCACCTCTGCTAACGCAGCAGGCGGCAACCAGTATTACGTTGTTGGTTATAAGGGTACTTCACCTTATGACGCAGGTCTATTCTACTGCCCATACGTTCCTCTTCAGATGGTTCGTGCAGTTGGAGAGAACACCTTCCAGCCCAAGATTGGCTTTAAGACCCGCTACGGCATGGTCGCAAACCCATTCGCTGAAGGAACCACCGTTGGCGCAGGTCGCCTCAGAGTTAACAGCAACCGCTACTACAGAAGAGTTGCAGTTAAGAACCTCATGTGATTTGATTCACAATCAGTCAAAGACCTCCTTCGGGGGGTCTTTTTTTATTATGTGGATAAATAGTAAAAAACTGTATTAGTAATGGCGACCAGAAAGAAGGCTAAAGAAAGAACAGGAACTCCATTAGAAAACAGAAATTTTCTTTCACCAACAGGATTTAAATTTTCTTTGAAAAGAAGTCCTGGCGCTGCATTCTTTTGCAACCAAGCTAATATTCCGTCTTTAGATCTTGGAGTTGCAACTCAACCATCATATTTAAAAGATATTGATATACCTGGAGATAAAATTCAATTTGGAGATTTAAATATTAGATTCTTGGTTGATGAGGATCTTGTAAATTATATGGAACTTCAGAATTGGATACGTGGTCTTGGATATCCAGAATCGTTAAAAGAATTTAATGATCTGGAAAGTGAAGCAGTTGGATCAATGTATGAAGATGGTGATAACATCTACTCAGATGGAACATTGCAAGTTTTAAGTAGTAATCTTGTGGCAAAGTTTAATGTAAACTTTAAAGATTTGTTCCCAGTTTCGTTATCTACTATTACGTTTGATGCCACTGACACAGACATTGATTACTTTACAGCAGAAGCAACTTTCAAGTATACTATATACAACCTCACTGATTTGAACAATAATTCTTTATGATCGATCTTGATAAACTTCAAGAGATGTGGGAGACAGATTCAAAAATTGATAGAGACAATCTACATGATGAATCACTAAATATCCCCTCTCTACATGCAAAATACTTTGAACTTTATAATACACTCTTCCTACTAAGAAAGAAAGCAGAGCAACAAAGAAAAAATATAAGACATGAAAGATATGAATACTTCAGCGGTAAATCTGATCCTGATGTATACATAAAAAATCCTTTTCCTAAAAAAATTAGGGATAAAGATACAATGCAAAAGTATCTTGATGCAGACGACAAACTCTCTACAGTATGTTTAAAGATTGATTACTATGATACGATGCTTGTTTATATTGAAAGTATCTTAAAGCAGATAACTAATAGAACTTATCAAATCAAAAACGCAATAGAATTTATGAGGTTTAATTCGGGACTAGGATAATGGATGAAGAATTCGAGCCAAGTCAAGAATATGACTACTCAGTCAATTTAACTATAGAGGATATTCGTCTCTTACATCACTGTGTTTTGAAAAGAATTGAAAATTGGGAAGGTTCTCCTGCCAGACATCCAACGGAACAAGAACATCTTTGGTACTTAAGAGATTCGTTGTATAGAATGATATTAGAATATAAGTTTGAAAATTTGTAATAAATATTAGCAGATGAATGGACTTATGTGATTGATACATCAGCCAATCTTGTTATATCTAAGTCAAACGAAGTATTTTTAAAAATTAATACAGAACCTCATATTGAATATGAGTTAAGAGATCATTTTAAGTTTGAAGTTCCAAATGCAAAATTTATGCCACAGTATCGTGGTAGGAATTGGAACGGAGAAATTCACTTATATGATATGCGTTCTAAACAGATCTATGTTGGTCTGTTAGATAAGATAGTATCTTTCTGTAAGAACTACGGATACACCTATAGGTTTGAAGATAACAAGTTTTATGGCACCCCATATGAAGAGAACGATGGTATATCGTTAGAGGGTGTCAAGGATTATATGCATTCCATTTGTGCCCATACTCCCAGGAAGTATCAAGTTGAGGGAGTATACGGTGCCCTAAAGCATAATAGAAAACTATTGATATCTCCCACTGCTTCTGGCAAATCGTTGATGATTTATTCTCTCGTAAGATATTACGTTGAGAGAGGGGAAAAAATTCTCTTAGTTGTTCCAACGACATCTCTTGTAGAACAGATGTATAAAGATTTTCTTGATTATGGTTGGGATGCTGATTCATATTGCCACCGTATCTATTCGGGTAGAGAGAAAAGTAATGAAGCTCCAGTAACGATTACAACGTGGCAATCTGTCTATAAATTAGATAGATCTTTCTTTGAGGAGTATGGTGTCATTATAGGTGATGAGGCACATTTATTCAAGTCTAAATCTTTAATTCAGATTATGACAAAGCTTCATCATGCAAAGTATCGTTTTGGATTTACTGGAACCTTGGATGGTACTCAGACACATAAATGGGTTCTTGAGGGATTATTTGGACCATCATATAAAGTAACAAGAACTGATGAATTAATGAGACAAGGACATCTCTCTCAACTTGATATTCAATGCCTTGTACTTAAACACTCACCTCAAAACTTTGAAGTATATGAGGATGAGATACAATATTTAATCAGTCACGAACAACGTAATAGATTCATCAAAAATCTTGCTTTAGATCTTAAGGGAAATACTCTTGTTCTTTTTGCAAGAGTTGAAGCACATGGTGCCATACTCTACGATGAGATAAATAAAAACAAGAGTGAAGACCGTAAGGTATTTTTTGTACATGGTGGAGTAGATGCAGAAGAAAGAGAGCAAGTACGAGAAATAACCGAACAAGAAAACAACGCTATCATTGTTGCTTCTTATGGAACTTTTAGTACAGGTATCAATATTAAAAAACTCCATAATGTTATCTTTGCCTCTCCAAGTAAATCAAGAGTCCGTAATCTTCAAAGTATTGGACGAGTTCTTAGAAAGGGAAAGGACAAAGTAAAGGCAACTTTGTATGATATCTCCGATGATTGCTCCACTAAGTCAAGACGTAATTACACACTTAATCATTTCATAGAAAGAATCAAGACGTATAATGAAGAAAATTTTAACTATGAGATAATCACTATTCAATTAAAAGTATGATAGAAGACGATTTTTACTGTACACTTAAATTAAAATCAGGTGAAGAAATCTTTGCTAAAGTTGCTGCATCTGATGAAGATAATAGAACAATGTTGTTGGTGTCTAATCCAATCGTTGTGTCTGAAGTTAAAGGTAAGTCGGGAATAACGGGATATCGCGTAGAACCCTGGCTAAAAACTACAACTGAAGATATGTTTATTATAAATTTAGATAATATTCTTACAATGTCTGAATCATCTGACATTGAAATGATTATGATGTACCAGGACTATGTACGTAAATCAAATAAAGGTGGTGGAAATATAGAAAATAATTCTAAACTTAATAGGAGAATGGGATATCTAGGAAACACAAGAGACGTTAAAGAAATCTTAGAAAAGATATTCAAGAGTAGCTAATACAATCCCTATCAACCCTCACAAAGGTAATTGTACACAATATTAGACACCTTGTCAAGTTCTCAGTAAGATGATATAATCTATACATAATATGAGATAAACTTATGCTACAACCAGGTATGGCCAGAAGAAAAAGATCTGAGCATTATGTGAACAATAAAGAATTGCTTGCTGCTCTCGTTAGTTATCGTAGTGAAGTTGAAAGAACTTTCTTGGTAAAGTATGGTAGAGAACCCACGAAACAAGATAGAGGAACACGTTGGGACACTAAACCTCCCATCCCTCGCTACATTGGGGAGTGTTTCTTGAAGATTGCAAACCATCTATCATTTAAACCAAACTTCGTCAACTACATGTTCAAAGAAGACATGATCTCTGACGGAATTGAGAACTGTGTTCAGTACATACATAACTTTAACCCAGAGAAATCCCAGAATCCCTTTGCGTATTTCACTCAGATTATTCATTACGCTTTTCTGCGTCGTATTCAG